CTTCTATCCGTTACAAGATAGTTGACCAGCACCTAGCTAACATCAATTCGTTAGGGGTTGCAAATCCCTTACTTATTGCGTGGCAGCTAGTTCCGATGTCGTTTGTTATCGACTGGTTCTTTTCAGTCGCTAGCGTAATATCAGCTTGCTCAACCCCGATGGGGCTACAGTTTGTTGATGGTTATTCCTCCTTTTGGACAAAAGGTTCCTACAAGTTAACCTATACGTACCATCCTTCGGGATGGGAGTACGGTGAACCTTCATGGAACATTACTGCAGATGTGTTTCGCCGGCAACACGCGTTGTCGTTCCCCAAGCTCCGTTTGACTTTTAATTACGGGCTTGATAACCTTAAAGTGCTAACTATCTTAGCGCTAATACTTCAGAGGGCCTAAATATGCCTAATCTCGTCAATCTCACTGTTAACAACGGTGAAAGCACTCCAGTCGCTCAGGTATTCAAACCTGACTACATCGATCCAAAGACCGGTGTAGCGCACCTATACGTTCCAGGTGCATCGTCTGCAAAGGGTAACATGAAGTTGACCCTTTCTCGGCGTCTCTCGGGCGGTAAGTACCGTATCCGAGTGAAGCTGGAAATGCCTACGGTCGTCACAGAGACGATTAACGGTGTTTCTGTTGATAAGGTCGCGTACGTCGCTTTCGCGGATACGCAATTGACCTTTGACGAAGGATCTACTGAAGCAGAACGGAAAGACGTCATTGCCTTGATGGCAAATACCCTTTCTCATTCTGACACCCTTGTTACGGGTGTGCTAGTGGACCTCGAGGGAATTTACTGATGACTCGCGAATTCGTGCGAGTTATAGTTGGGATCCTTAACAAGATCTTCAACGTCTCAGGTGCGGCCGGTAAAATGGCCAGTTCCCCCGTGGGTTTGGTGTTATCGATATTGGCAGTTGCCGTCTTAATGGCAAATGGCTTCTTCGACACCATGTTCGTAGTGAACCCCACTATTCTTCAGTTCTAATCCAAAAGGATGGATCCTATGTCAGATAAAAGTCGACAGAAACAGTCTCGGGTCGGAAGCCGCAAGGCGAAGCGCCCGGACTACCTTCCAGCTCACATCTGCGAAAGCTTTGAGACAGAGTTATGTGCCCTCGTCGAGGGACTTGATTCTTCTTATGGTTTCAAAGGCGATTACCTCCGTTCTGAGTATAAATCAAAGTACTTGGATCCACAGGTTTTCTCCCCCGCAGAACGTCAAGCCCGTGCCATTGCGAAATGGCGCGACGCCGAACGCAACAACAGCAAAACCAACTTCAGGTTATTCCTGGAGCTCCCTGCTACTACAGCATGGAAGTGGGTCGAGTATCCGCGGTTCTTAAAGTTTGTAAAAGAACTGATCGCGGAGACCTTAGGTCCACTGGTATATCCAGACGTATTAAAGAATGGATATCACACAAACGGAGCATCCACGCGGGTGCGACGTTCTAGTGCTGCTGGTGTTGAAAAGTACGCTGGTATAGCTGATGTAAGCTCGTCAGCCTTAACCCATTGGCTTCAGGTCGCTAATACTACGCGACTTTCAGATCAAGGGATAGGCATATGCGAGCATAGCATCCTGTTTACTGTTCCGAAGAAGACGGACATTGATCGAGTGGCTTGTAAAGAGCCCGAAATCAATATGTTTCTCCAAAGACAGGTTGGTTCCCACATTCGTCGTAAACTTAGACGACGTGGCATAAATCTGAATGATCAGACGATCAATCAGGACCTTGCCAGGGACGCTTTGAAAGATGGGTTAGCAACCATCGATCTTAGTGCCGCTAGCGATAGCATCACCAATCAGTTAGTTTTTGAACTCCTTCCTTATGAGTGGTGGGCTCTGATGGATGATCTGCGTGTTAAGCAGACATTAATCGGGACCGATCTCCATGATTTGGAAATGTTCTCTAGCATGGGAAACGGTTTTACCTTCGAACTTGAAAGCCTTATCTTTTGGGCTTTGACCAGAGCAATTTGTTACTTCTCTGGTGTCAAGGGTAAGATCTCCGTTTATGGTGACGATATAATCGTGCCTAGTGTTGTAGCGAGACGTCTTGCTCGAACCTTCTCATGGTTCGGGTTCAAGGTTAACGCTGCTAAATCCGCCTGGACAGGCGGTTTCCGTGAAAGTTGCGGAAAACACTACTTCGACGGTCTAGACGTGACTCCTTTTTATCTTCGAGAGAAGGTGAAGAGTAAAATAGATGTAATACGTCTATTAAATCGTCTAATGGAGTGGGACGCTCGGGGTATTGGGTTCTTAACCAATCCCGATATCCTAGCCTTTCATAGAAAGTGGGCTAAGAGTATCCCAACGTACCTCCATGGGGGTCTTGATCCCCAAGACGATTCGGCTCTTGTAACAGGTGACCGGCCTCGTAAGAGACTGGTAACCATGCATAAGGGCTGTCGAGTCGACGAGTCCATGCGTTTACTAGCATGGCTTGTTAGAAAGGAGGGGGTTTTCGAACCCTTATCCCTTTCCGTCAAGGAGACGAGAGGCTACCGTGTGGGCAACCACAACGCTTTCGTCAGGCAGTGCGACACTGTATGGCATCCTTGGATATTAGAGGATGTTGACCAGAGTCTGCTCATCAC